TGGCGCGGCGAAAAAAGTTTGACAGGTCAATTAAACGGGGAGTAAAGTTTAAAACAGTGCCGGACGGGGTGTGCGAAGCCCCTAGCGAACCGGACTGAAATCAAAGGAAAAAACCCGTGACCGCACTCCGGCACTGGTTCAAATTGTGACTAAAGCGTTCTTTTTAGTCAACATCTTTCCTAAAATCAGTCTAGTTTTTCCGGCCTCGGCAAGTCGAGGGTGTGGGAATAACTGTAACGCTACCTCGTTAAACACTAGAGGAACTTCCTAAATCTTGTCGTCAGCGAAATGAGTGGAGACTCTCTGAGCGTATATTGGCTACTGGCCTTGCGTTGAAACCTGGAGTCTCGGACTAGATCGCAGGAGGGCGGCGCGTGTAGCCGTAATCTAGTCAGCAGGAAACTTACACCAGTGATCCTGCCCGAATGTAGCGATGGCCTAGTCTGAAACTGCATGAGGAACGCACTTGTCTCTCGCACCACGCGAGTAGGATGAGTGTGTCCGAAACACGCTCAAGCCTGAACTGAACTGCATGACAGGATTTAAAAGATGATATGCGACAAAGGCTCTGAGGTTACTGAGACAGAGCATGAAGTTAAGACACTGAAGACAGCTAAAGAGTGGTATGCGAGCGTTACTGAAACCCAGCTTCCGGTCACGATTCGGCAGTATACAAGCCGTTCTGGAAGGTGCATGATTAGAGTGTTTGACGCTAATAAAAAACTAATACATCAACGAGGGTAATATGACCAAAATAAAATTCACTACGCTGTATCTAATCAGTATTGTTGCAGTCAACTTTGCATTCACTGCGCTTCCAATGATCGAATTACCTTTTGATCAAACCATCCCAGCAGGAACTTTCCTTGTAGGATTTATTTTTGTCATACGAGATTATGCTCAAAAGGAAATAGGATCATGGATCTACCTGGCGATGTTGGCAGGAGTCCTATTGTCGTACGTTATGGCTGATCCTTTTGTAGCTGTCGCAAGTGCAGTTGCTTTCGGATTATCAGAACTAATTGATGCTTTGGTGTTCACTTACACTAAAAAACCAATGCGTGATCGCATATTGATTTCATCTGCCGCTTCAACGCCTGTCGATTCATCAGTGTTTTTGTTGATGCTTGGTTTTTTCAACTTGTTAGGTTTTGCAATTATGGTCATTGTAAAAATGATCGGCGCACTGATCGTTTGGAAGATTGTTAAGTGATCCATTATCACGGCACTCCATTAACGCCACGAGCAGAACTCTATAGGATGGCTGGCAAACATTTTTGCGTTTCTTTCGCTCATCCACACGATGCTGAGATATGCATGCAAATCGGTCAGAGCGTTATGTGGGATAACGGTGCTTTTACTGCATTCACTCAAGGTAAAGAATTTGATACTAAGAAGTTTTACGATTGGGTTGAGCCGCGTTTAGGGCATCCTCACTGGGCGGTTATCCCTGATGTCATTGATGGAACGCTGGAACAACAAAAGCAAAGATTGAAAGACTGGCCTTTTTCAGTAGATTTCTCGGCCCCTGTTTGGCATTTAGGACTACCGACTGATCACCTGTTAGAACTTGCAGACAATTATCCAAAAGTTTGTTTTGGGTCATCTGGACAATTTTGGCAAGTTGGATCGCCAGCATGGGAAAAGCGATGTGATCAAGCATTCGATGAACTTGCTAAAAGTCGCACTCATTTACCTTGGATTCATATGTTGCGAGGTCTTGCCCAAGCAGGCAAACGATGGCCTTTCGCGTCAGCAGACAGCGTAAATGTCGCCAGAAATTTTAAAAACGGGAATGGGAAATGCCCCGAACGCATGGCAAGAGAGATTGATTCGATCCAAACGCCATTACATTGGGAAGTCAGAGTGGAAGATCAAATGGAGTTAATATAATGAATCTTAGACCACACCAGGAGCTAGCCATTCAGATGCTCAGAGCAAGTCTGGCATCAGGAAAGAAAAGACCACTACTCGCGGCTCCATGTTCATTCGGCAAGACAATCACAGCGGCGGCTATGCTCAAGTCAGCACTCGAAAAGGGTAAGCGTGGAATCTTCATCTGCGATCGCATCAAGCTCGTTCAGCAGAGCCTGGAGGCATTTGATCAGCATGGTTTACCTTTCGGTGTCATGCAAGGCAATCACGAGTTGGCAAATCCAAACGCGCCAATCCAGATCGCATCGATACAGACCTTGGCTCGCAGGAAGAACATGGTTGACTTTGATTTTGCGATTGTGGACGAGGCTCACACACTGTACGAGTACCAGAAGAAGATGATGGAGGCGTATGACAACGTACCGTTCATCGGTCTGTCGGCCACTCCATTCAGCAAGGGACTGGGTAAGTATTACGATGACCTGATCGTCCCAGCGACAGCGGAAGATCTGCTGGCTGAAGGGTATCTGTGTCCTGTTGACTACTACGGCGGCAAACAAGTTGCACTAGAGGGAGTCAAGACGAGACAGCTATCAACCGGCGGGACTGACTACGATCCTGATTCTCTGGCAAGGGCCGTTGAAGAAGACAAGACGCTCACTGGTGATATCGTGAAGAACTGGATGAAGCATGGCGCAGGCCGACAAACAATCGCGTTCTCTCCATCGATCAAGCACTCCAAGTTCCTGGTAGAACAGTTTAGAGCGGCAGGCATCAGCGCAGAACACATTGATGGATACATGGATGACGAGATCCGCCAAGAGATCTACGAGGCGCATGACGCAGGAGAGTTCTTGATCTTGTCATGTTCTCGACTACTGAACGTGGGCTATGACGCGCCCCAGGTTAGCTGTCTGATCGACTGCTTCCCGACTCGATCTTACATCGCATACGTCCAGAGAGCGGGCAGAATCATGCGTACATCACCCGGTAAGGAGAACGCTGTTTATCTCGATCATGCTGGTAACGTGAAGCGATTCGGTTTTGCTGAGTCGATCATCCCAGACGATCTAGACAACGGCGAGAAAAGATTCCAAGAGAAACAACAAGTTAAGGAAAAAAAGGAGGCCAAGGTCAAAGACTGCCCACAGTGCTACCGACAGATGGTAGGTGTTCGCTGTTCTTGTGGGTACGAGATCCCAATGACAAAGCAGATCCAAACAGATGAGAGTGAGTTGGAGCGGCTGACCAAGCAGGCGAACAAGGTCTACACACCACAACGTAAGTCGGAGTTCTACGGTGAACTGCTGTACTACGCCAACACTCGTGGTTACAGCCGTGGATGGGCGGCACATAAGTATCGGGCCAAGTTTGGTGTATGGCCTAACAAGGTGACACCTGTCGATGTGTACGGCATGTCGGACGAGGTGAGTCGATTCATTAAGAGCCAGAACATAAGAAGCGCATACGCAAGGATGAAGAATGACAGTAGAAACAATCCTCAACAAATTCAACAAGGTACGCAACTCAGGGCAGGATAAGTGGAGGGTCCAGTGTCCAGTTCACAATGGCAAAGATTTCAACATGAGCATCAAGGAGTGCCAGGACGGCACAGTGTTGGCGCACTGCTTTGTGTGCGGAGCGGATGGACCAAAGCTCGTTGAGGCTCTCGGTCTGCCACTGTCCGAGATATTTCCGCCAGACAGTCAGTACATACGCCCGGTGTTCAGCAAGAAGATGCAACAGGAAGCCCTAGAAGACGAGATCGTTCTGAGCATAGCCGGTGAGACGAGAAAGCTCACATTAGAGGATAAGAGGCGCATACGACTGGCTAAGGCTCGACTTGAAGGCATCGAGCAAATAAAAAATGCATCATAAGTAACAAAAAGTGTTGCATTCTTCTGTGGCTTTGTTATTATTTGGTTGTCGGGAATTGAAATGAAATTAAGGAGAACGACATGAACAACAAAGCAAAAATCAAGAAAGCAGAATATATGGAATACATCAACGAAATTACTCGCAGAATTTGTCATGGCAAGTGTTTTGAGGTTGTAGCCGATCTTCCTGTTGGTACTGTGATTATGCATTTCCCTAACAAAGCAAAAATGCTTGATTTTTTGGATGGCATGTACGGCATCTACGGTGACAAGATTACATGGGAGGCCGCGTAAGCGGCCCTAGGGGGAATCATGCCAGAAGCATTCGTTTTAGTTTTCGGCCTCTCTATTGCATTCGTAATAGCAGGGGTCATTGGTATTGTCGGTGATTACCTAGTTAACAAGTGGGGTGGCGAATGAAACATTTTGATGTAAACACTCTTCTCGTTGAAGACAATGAAGAGTATGAGATCACACTGCGTGGGATGGACATCAAGCGCATAGTGCAATTGATCAGCGACAACGCACAGTCGCAGGGTGGGTTTATCCATAGGTCAGCCGTTCGTAGTAAGCATGAGCCATTCCACTCAATCGTGCAGACAGATGGTGACACTGAGGACATGATCCACAACGAGGTCATTCTCAGGGCTTTGCAGGATGCAGAGGAGGAAGATATTCCTGATGAGTCGTTCACTGGATGGAGCAATCGCCAAATCTATAAGCCAGAAAAACGGTGCGGGGGAGCATTCTGATGAGCCTTGCAAACTATCCAACATGTCCTCACTGTGGTCTGCGCGTTCTACCAGACCATTTAGAGAAAGGCGATGAGGTCTGCATACACTGTGGACCGACTCGTGATCTAGACACATATGGCGAGTTAGAAAAAGAACGCTACAACAATTGGAAGGCCGAGAATGAACAACAAGGCAATGAATGAGCCAACAGTGGACGATGTGATGAGCTACTGGAGCAAGTGCGGCTCGATCAAGGACACCGCACAACACTTCAAAAAGACCTACAAGTCAGTCGAGATCATGGTTGCACGTTACAAGCATAACTATGAGCGTAGCTTCAACTTTCCGCACATCATCCACGCCAAGAGGTTCGGCGCGTGAGTGTCACAAATTTCGTTTGCGAGCCATGCTCTAGAGGTGAAATCGCTAAATTCATCGAAGCTAACCATTACTCGAAATCGATAAACGGCTGTATCAGTGACTACTGTTTCAGACTGATGGATGAAGAAAAAATGATCGGTGCGGCGTTTTTTGGGCGAATGGCAATGGCTAATCAATGGAAGCCGTACGCAGACGCTGAACACAAGGTTACAGAGCTTAGAAGGCTCTGCTGTGTAGATGACACGCCAAAAAACACAGAGTCATTCTTCATTGGGAAAATGCTCAGGTGGTTAAAGGCCAACACTGAGTTGGAGGTTGTCGTCAGCTATTCCGACTTGGAGTATGGGCATGAAGGTGTCATATACAAGGCATCCAATTTCAAATTTGCAGGGTTCAAGAAGGGTGCGAAGGTAATCTGGTACCAGGGTAGGAAGTATCATGACAAGACAATCAGGACAAAATACAAAGGTGAGTTGAAGCCGTTCGCAAAGAGAATCAAGGACGCTCTTGATTGCGGTGATGCTTATTACGCGACAACAAAAGGCAAGAATGCCTATGTGTATAAATTGTGAGGTTTGGTGCGTGAGTACAATTTGGAGAGCAATCCACAGGAAATATGGTTGGGTAGTGCATTTCGCAAACCACAGAGATCTGAACGCATTCCTGTTTGATGTTGGCGCGTCCAGTTACGAGGTAGAAAGTCTCGAATACTCAAAGAAGCAAGACATCATCAAGATGTTAAACGACAGTGCCACGCAAGGGTGGATGAACGGCAGGAATCCAAACAGGAAAATAAAAGATAAGGAGGAAGACACATGAACACCATATGGATGGTAGAAGATCACCTCAAAAAAAACACAATCTACCTTGAGAAGAAGCCACACGTTCGCAGATACATGTTGGAGAACAAGCACCATGATCAGATCGAGGTGACAGAGATCCAATGGAACTACAAGGGCGAGCTAATCAACATAATTAACAGCGCATACTCTCGTGGCGCAGTGGATGGAATCAGGCTAGGTAGTGGTTCATGAGTGGTCAATCTCTGCCCACTGGTGTATAAAGCGCCTATACACACTTTGGACGCTATAGGCACAGAGATGGCAGGTGGAAGACCAACCAAGTACAACGCGACAATCCAGAAGAAGGCAGACGAGTACATCAAGAATCTGCCAGATGATGAAGTCATCCATACCGTAGAAGGACTAGCCGATCACATCAATGTGGCTCGGTCTACAGTCTACAAATGGCGTGATGAGATTGAACAGTTTTCGGACACATTAGAGACAATTCTTAGGAAGCAAGCGAAGACTTTGATCAATCGAGGTCTTACAGGTGAGTTCAACGCACCGATGACCAAGATGCTAATGAACGTCAATCACGGCTACAGAGAGCGCACTGAGCTAGACAATCTGTCGAGCGATGGATCAATGTCACCACAGAAGATCGAGCGCGTGATCATCGAGGCTACTCAATCTTGAGCGGAACACTCCAGTTCAAGACAGCATCAGTATTCAGACCGCTGTTAGAACCTGCCCGATACAAAGGAGCATGGGGAGGCCGAGGTAGCGGCAAGTCACACTTCTTTGCCGAGCTACTGATCGAGGACGCTATCAGGATACCTGGTATGCGAGCGGCATGTATCCGAGAGGTACAGAAGTCTCTCAAGCAGTCATCCAAGCGATTGATCGAGGACAAACTCCAGGCGTACAACTTAGGTGAGAAGGCAGGCTTTAAGGTCTACCGAGAGGTCATCGAGACACCCAATGATGGCGTGATCATCTTCACTGGTATGCAGGACCACACTGCTGACTCTATTAAGTCGCTGGAAGGTTTTGACCGAGCATGGATCGAGGAGGCTCAGTCATTGAGCCATAGATCGCTTGAGTTACTGACACCAACCATGCGTAAGGAAGGTTCGGAGATCTGGGCATCCTGGAACCCCAACCGGCCAACAGATGCGATTGATCAGCTACTGCGCTCGGACAACACTCCAACAGGTGCTGTCGTAGTCAACGCAAACTGGAAGCACAACCCGTGGATCAGTAAGGTACTGATACAGGAGAAGGATGACTGTCTACGCATCACTCCTGATCGGTATCCACATGTATGGGAGGGAGAGTATGCAACTGTCTTGGAAGGCGCGTATTACGCTCGACACCTATCGGAAGCGGCACTTGAGGGTAGAATCGGATTCTTTGGAAAAGATCCTCTTGTCAAACTACATGCCGTGTGGGACATCGGCGGAACCTCCAAAAAGTCGGATGCGACTGCTATCTGGATTGTTCAGTACATTGGTGAAGAGATTCGGCTCATTGATTACTACGAGGCTGTCGGCCAACCGTTTGAGTCGCATGTGAATTGGCTCAGATCGAAAGGCTACGAGGATGCTCTTTGTATCCTGCCGCACGATGGCAGGAAGCACGATATGGTCTACAAGGTCACTCCGGAGGGATTCTTAAATGACGCAGGGTTCACTGTTGAGTCTATCCCTAACCAGGGAGCAGGCGCTGTACTGTCCCGTATCGAGGCGGCCAGGCGTATGTTCCCGTCCTGCCGATTCCACGATGAAAACACCAAGGGCGGCAGAGAAGCTCTCGGTTGGTATCACGAGAAGCGTGACGAGGCTAGAGGGCTTGGACTTGGACCAGAGCATGACTGGGCATCACATGGTGCAGATGCATTCGGCCTTGTTGCAATCTACAGACAAGGCATCGGCCAGACAGATACTTGGGATACGCCGATTCGTAGAAATCTCGCAGGTGTAGCATAACCACTCAATAGTGGTAAAATGTCCAAGTGATCACATACTTAGGACGGCCACATGGCAAAGAACAGCATCCTCGGTTTCGTTGAAGCTATCGGCAGAAAGTTAGCAGATGAGTATCCGAAACCAGCGCCTCCGGTAAAGCAAGTCGATAAGAAGACTGGCAAAGCATTTATGGCGAAAGGCCAGAATGAGTTGACCAAAGAGATCATGGGAGCCAGAGCTAAGATCGATAAAGACATCAAGGCTGGCAACTACGATCCATACTTCCCGCTTGAAGAAAGATTCTATGCCGATCCGACAAAGTATGAGTTCACCGGCAACACCCTGACAGACACGCTTCCAAAGACACAGAAAACCATCGATGCCAAGATCGCTCAGTTCGATACTCCACAAGCAAGAGAATCGTTGATCAGAGCATATGAAAAGTCTGCTGATGATCCATTAGCAAGAGACTGGTATGCAATGGGTCAGATGGAAAAGATGTTCATTGAAGAATTAGGCGAGAAGGAAGGCAGAAAGGCTTTCAAGGAATTATTCGCTGATGCAATGGCCGCAACTACAGGTGGTGCAGATCCTGGGTCTAATTTACTTATGGCTCAATACGGCAACTACCTGCGACAGAAAGGTCTTGATGTGCCTGATGCCGCGTATAAGATGCCAGTCCCAATCGGTGGACGCTTTGTAACCGGCAACATGGCGATGTATGACAAGGTACTGAAGCAGGGTAATCCACTCACTACGGCTGGACAACCGAAACGCCATAACTTCTCTGCAAACTTCCAGGGTGATCGCTCACGGGCAACCATCGATGAACAGATGACTTCAGGAATGACCGGTGGAAAGTTTAATGCTCCGCCACAGGGTGCGTATGGAATCCTAGAAAACATCGTTGCAGATGAGGCGGCAAAGCGCGGACTACAATCTGCGAATATGCAAGATGTTGCGTGGGCAGGTTACAAAGGCATCGAAGGCAAGCCGATGATTCAGTTTGTCAACGAGGCTATTGAAAGAACAGCAAGATTAACTGGACGCACCCCAGATGAGGTTGCACGAGGTATCCCAAGAGGAATGCCATTGTACGATGCAGGCGGAGGATTGATCGCGGCAGGTACGATCTACAAGATGCTATCTAGTGCGGCATCTGATAACGCATCACCAATTCCTGGTGGAATGAGTATGCCGAGCGCACAGGCTGTTAGTGAGGGTGTTAGATCATCACAAAAGCAAGGTGGCGCAGAAACAGCAAACGCGATTTTAGGTGAACTTCTCGGCTTCATGGCTCCAACATCTGCTGGCGGCGGTGTAGACACAATGGAAGGTTACCTGCGGAGCAAGACACGTTAATGGCTAGCACTATCCTCAAAATCATTGATCGCCTGATCAAAGCAGGATACCCAGAAGATACGGCTAAGAAGATCGCTACTGGCGAGTTGCCTATGGATGAGGCTAGCCGTTTAGCAAGGGCAGGAGAGCAGGCAACAGACACAGGCCGTGAGTTGTTCCATTGGACTAACCGTGACTTCAATGAGTTTCAGCCTAGCACTAGTGGTAAGTTTGGGCAGGGCGTTTACTTATCACCGAGGCCATATTACGGCGAAAAATATGTAGAGCGCGGCGATCCAAGACGCATGAGTGTTTTTGGCCCGAGCAACATAGCCAAGCGCGAAGACATCAACAATGTTGAGAAAAGCGTCATTGCGGAGATGAAGGCTCAAGGCGTACCTCCGATGGCGATTGGTGATACGTTCTGGAATATGGTGCAGAGCAAACTCAAAGAAAAAGGTTTTGACGCGCTAGAGTTCGGTGATGAGGTAGTAGTCTTTGACCCTGCGCGAGTCAAAGATGTTAGGGCCGCATTCGATCCAGACAATATCGGCAAGCCAAACATCTTGGGCGGAGCGGCTCCAGTAGCGGCAGGCGGCCTACTTGCGGCATTAGGCTTACCAGAAGACGCTACAGCGGCAGATATCGCTACAGCAGGCATGACCATAGGCGACAAGGAAGAGGCTCGCGCAGAGGTCCAGCAGATGATCTTAGACGCACTCCTTGGATTTATGGCTCCAACACCATTAGGTGATGCTACAATGGACGCATACAACCAGCGGAAGAACCAGTAATGGCAATATCGACTTACAGCGAGTTGAAGACCTCAATCGCTAACTTCCTGAACCGCTCCGATCTCGACTCGGTGATCCCTGATTTCATCTCACTGGCAGAGGCTCAGATCAATCGAGACATCCGCCACTGGGAGATGGAAGAGCGAGCATCAGGACAGCAAGATCCAGGCGATCAGTATATGCAGGTTCCTGCTGACTGGCTCGAAACGATCCGGCTTCACTTAACAGGCTCAGGTACGTCAACACTTGAACTGGCTAGTCTCTCTGCCATTGCAGACAAGCGCCAGGATAATGACGACATCACCGGCAAGCCACGATTCTACGCACATGTACGAGGTGAGTTTGAGTTGTATCCGACACCGGATGACACCTATGACTTTGAACTTCTGTACTACAAAAAGATTCCTGCACTGTCAGATAGCACCACAACCAACTGGCTGTTGGACTACGCTCCTGACGTATACCTTTATGGCAGTTTGATACATTCTGCGCCATACTTGCAGGAAGACGAGAGGTTACAGTTATGGTCACAGTTATATGCGGCGGCTGTAGTCAACCTTAATACTCAATCTGAGCGCGTGAAAAACTCAGGAACGGGCATCAGGCTTAACATCAGAGGACTTGGATAATGTCATTCTCTAACCACTTAGAAACCGAGATTCTGGACCATGTGTTTGGTGGCAACGCCTACACCGCTCCTGGAACTCTTTATCTCGCACTGTTCACATCGAACCCAGACGAGGACGCATCAGGTACTGAGGTATCGACTTCAGGCACTGCGTATGCTCGCCAGACAGTAACATTCACTGTATCGGGTAACACAGCGACAACAGACGCGGCGGTTGAATACTCAACAGCGACAGCGAACTTTGGCACTGTGACTCATGTTGGTGTGATGGACGCATCAACAGCTGGTAACTTGCTTGCTTATGCGGCGCTGACTAGCTCAAAGACAATTGAGACTGGCGATGTGTTCCGCGTACCTGCTGGTGACCTCGACATCACGCTGGACTAATTAGATGCCTAGTAACCGGATCGGTTATGGCTACGGCACATACAGTGATGCTGATTACGGCACTGAAGGTGTAATTCAGACCGGGTCAGCGTCAATATCTGCGTCATGTACCGTTGTTGCGAATGGTGGGATTCGGAAGGATGCATCAGCGTCTGATTCAGTCGCAACATCCGCGATCACTGCATCTGCTACACGCATTAGGGAGTCTGATGCATTAGTTAGCTCCACAGCGGTCACTACCTCATTGGGTGAGGAGTTTATCCTCAAAATTATCAGTGAGTACGACTATGGTGATGGTGCTTACGGCTATGCATCGTATGGCCAGGGTCCACTCGATACTGTATCAACTGGATCTGCATCAAGCACAGGCGCGGCGACTCGTGTCAGGATAGCTTCTGCTACATCGACTGCGAGCGCATCGACTGCATCATCAGGACTCATGGTTTTCGATGGAGTAGCTCAGGCCGATGCAAGCACTACAACAGCGGCAGATTCAGTAGTTACTGCTGGCGGTAGCGCGACTGTAAGTGCTGTCGCACAACTAACGTGTCCAGGGGCGGCTACGTTCGCATCATCTGGATTGGTATCTTCCACAAGCTCGATATCGTCACTGGCGAGAGAGAAATGGGAGAAAATTGCTGTAAACCAAGATACTTGGGTTAAAATAGCGTAAACATTACTCATTAGGATGAAGGTGGCTTAAATGGCTGATACTACAACCACTACTTATGGACTGACTAAACCAGAGGTTGGGGCTAGTACCGACACCTGGGGAACTAAGATCAACAACAACTTGGATTCGTTGGACGATCTTCTGGATGGAACAACTGCGATTTCTCCGAACTTAACCGAAGGCTCTTGGGAGATTGGCGGAACTGCTGTTACATCAACAGCGGCAGAACTGAACAAGCTAGATGGTTTTGGCGACATCGGGTTCCGGGAGATTCCTGCTGTTGGCACAAAGACATCTTCTTACACATTGGCAACAGGCGATGTTGGTAAGTATGTGCAAGTCGGTTCTGGCGGATCAATCACAATCCCAGACGCTACCTTCTCAGAAGGTGATGCGATTGTGCTGTTCAACAACACAACTGGCGATATCACCGTCACATGCTCAATCACAACTGCTTACATTAGCGGAACAGATTCAGATGTTGCTTCTGTCACTTTGGCGACTAGAGGTGTTTGTAACATCTTGTTTATTAGCGGCACAGTAGCAGTTCTAACAGGGAACGTATCGTAATGAGCGGAATACTTCTTGGTTTCGTAGGAGGTAATTATGGACCTCCTCCAGTCGAAGCATCTGGTGGCGATGAAACACAGACTATCGGTGACTACAAATACCATGTGTTCACATCATCAGGAACTTTCACTGTTACAGGCGGAGGAACTATTGAAGTAACTTCAGCAGGCGGTGGAGGTGGCGGAGGCGCCAACGGTGGCGGTGGTGGCGGCGGCGGGGAGCTTGACGTATTGTCGTCAGTCGAAGTTGCGGCAGGAACTTACTCAATCACTATTGGCGCAGGAGGCGCAGGAAGGCGACACGATGAAGGTATAGCCGCATCTAATGGAGGAACCAGTAGTTTTGCAGTAAGCGTCACCTCATTAGGTGGAGGGCGTGGTGGATCTGGAGAACAATCAGGTGCAACTGGAGGTTCTGGCGGAGGCGGAGGCCAATACCTTGGAGGCGGTGGAGCTAGTGGTTCCAATACGTTTGCCGGCGGTAGCGGACAATTCCAGTTTACAGGCGGTGGCGGTGGAGCTACTGAAGCAGGGAGTAATGCGGTTTCATTTCAAAACGGCGATGGAGGCGAGGGTTATACACTAACTGATATTGACTCCAACCTTACTTCTGCAAATTTCACATCGTTGTCAAGCATGACAGTTATTTGTTCTGGCGGAGGCGGAGGCAACTATGATGGAGCCGCTGGCACTGCAGGCACAGGAGGCGGAAATGGTCGCAGTGGACACAGGCCGGGAGCCGCATACAATGCAGTATCTTATGGCTCTGGCGGCGGCGGCGGAGCAAATGAAGATGATGGCGGGTCAGGAAAGTCTGGTGTTGTAATTATTCGGTATGCGGCATAGGGATAGAAAATGGCTTATTTCGCACAAATAGATGCAAACAATACAGTAACAAATGTGATTGTTGTTAAAGATTCAGACTGTCTTGATAGTGATGGCAATCATTCAGAGACCGTAGGCGTAAACTTTTGCAAGTCTTTGTTTGGCAGTCAGACAGAATGGAAGCAAACATCACGGGATGGATCAATTAGGAATCAGCAAGCAGACATCGGCGACACTTATGATGCTACTAACGACTGGTTTGTTTCTCCTCAACCTTATCCATCATGGACTTTAGATCAGTCAGGTCTTTGGGAGCCGCCTGTTTCACGCCCATCTTCTGACGGTACAAATTGGTTTTTATGGAACGAAGACACCCTATCTTGGGATGAGTATAGCTAAGGC